AAACTCCTCATGTAAATAACACCACGCTTAACACCATCAGCCATTGGCATCACCTTCATTGCCACCACATCAGCCACCTTTACAGGTTGTTCAGTGGTCTTGAATACAAAGCTATCATACTTATAAGGGTTATAAGTAACTTGCCTACCGACAATGCTGATGAAATCAAATTGATTGTCAGCTCTGTTGGTGCAGTAGTTAATCCAAGTGCCACTAACACCAGCATGTACATTCTTACGCTTCTCTCGAAGCACTCGCTGTCGCCCTGCCTCAGACACCATCAGCTTGCATCCATCTAACACCACAGTGTCACGATGGGCAATCACTCTACCCTTGTCAGCACCTTCCAAGGCTTTAATGCTGAAGCATTTCCTATGTAGGTTGAAATATACGAACACTCTCATATCATTTCCTTTCAGGAAAGAAGCTAAGGTTTGTGTTTTTAATATCACAATCCATCATGTCAAACATAAGGGCTTTAGCCCTGTTCAAATACTGTCTCGCTGTCTCGGTGTGACCCAGTGCCATTAGCTCTTGAGCATCTGACATCAGCCCTGCCACCACCATTGCACCACCTGACAATTCATAGGTGATGGAGTACCTAACGCTTTCTTTGAAAGCTTCAATGTCACAACCATACATTGTGGTTTCTTTGGTAGTCATGTTGTTTCCTTTCAGGAATTGATTGCTTCAGCCAGTGCATTCTCACTGTCGATAGTGACAGCATCAAACACCTGTTGCTTCGTGCCTTTGTAACCCATCCCTTTAAGAATTGCATAGCAAGTCTTACCTTTGGATGTTAGTCGCATTCCCACCATCTCCAATCTAAGACCTTGTCTTAGAGAACGGAGACGGAAAGCTTCGATTTTCTGTGGAGTATCTAGTACCATTGTGTTTCCTTTCAGGAAGAGTTGCTTGAGAGAATGCTTAAATATTAAGCACTCTCAGAAACCCACTGTCTAGCACCGACCCCAGTGCCACAGTGGAAAATGTCTCTCACACATATTATCAACATGATATGTAAGCATGTCCTATGCATTCACCTTGCATAGACTAGGCTAGTCCATAGTGATGACGCTTACCTTGCTAATAGCAAGCATCCTCACCGACACTAGTATCAATTTTTAAAGATCAGAACGACTGAAGCTTTGCTTCACAGCAGGGCTTCACCCTATGGAGAACGCTAGATAACATTCTGCAAAGCCCTAAGGCTTTACGCAAGGCTATCAACTAAGCTTTGCTTACACCACAAAACCAGTGGTATCAAGCTTCGCTTTACCTTTGGCATACAGTCCGACAATGACTTTGTCATCAAGGTGACGAACATCAGAGTTGTCTCCAGAGACAACAGGGATTCCCATAAATGTCATTGGGATGTCTTTTTCCTTACGGAAAACAACTGCCATTCTCATGTTGTTTAACAAAGCATTTTCGACATAGGGTTGAAAACCCTCAACACCGGAATAGGAAAATGTCAGATCATAGTTACTTGGTAACTCAGTGCGGTTTGCAATCTTGGTATAGTCATAGAAGGTAACATCAGGGAAAGCAGCAAATATGTTTACATATTCAGCACCATCAGCATCAGTAAAAGCTACGCTTTCCCATTGAATGTCGCTAGTCCCATTGAGTCTGACTAAAGGCTGTAAGCCTTGCTTCTTTGCTTTCTTGATAAGCTTGCTGATATCAACAACAAGTTGTTGCATGAAGCTGTTTCGCTCAGTGAAAAACCATGTGGTTTTGTTGATTCGAGCCAACTGAACAGAGCTGAAAGCTCCACGCCCTGCACTGTATAAGCAAGCCACATCACATTTGGCAGTCTTTGCCATAGAACAAGTGTTCCACTTGGTAGTGTTAGCCGGAGCTAGATAGAGAATGCCAGTTAAGAAACCTAAGGTTTCTCCCTTGACAGTTTTGGCATCAGAGGATACTGAAAGCAAAGCTTTAGACTTGAACATTGTGTTTCCTTTAGGAAAGTTGTGGCAACATTGCCGTTGAGGTTTCAATTATAAAGAGTTCCAATAACCATGTCAATCACAGGGCTTTTCTGCTACCAACAAGGGTTTTACCCTTGAATAACAGTGCCTCATCGTAACATCCCATCCACTGCATTGCCTCAGCTTTGCTGAGTGTGTAGTGGGACTTCTTGAATCCGACACCAGTTACTTTGTAACCAAAGACTTTGCAAAGCATCAGTTTAATTTGATCTTCCCAAAGCAGAGCTAAGCTAATAGTGCTAAGCACTATAGAGATTTCAATGAGAATTTGAACAGCATCGTAATTTGTCATGATAGTTCCTTAAGGAAAGTTAAAAAGTGTTCGGCTCAACCCAGAGCCACTAAAGCATCGTAACCCGCTTCTTCTGAAGCATACTCATATCCCTTTTGAGATTCGATATCTCTGAGGCAATCATAGAGCCAGCTTCTGAATTCATTCATTTCAGAGTCAGGAAATTCCCCTCTTGTTGAGAGAGTCCTAATGAATTTCTGAGTCTTTTTGCCGTTTTCGGGGTGAAACTCTTCGAGAACATCCCAAAGACTGTCGCCACAATTGTCCAAAACAAGCTTGGCAAGATTCAGGAAACGAGCCGTATCGATTTCAGTTTTCATCTTCATGTCTTTCATTTAATGAATTCAAGAGAAAATACCCTTTTTTCACTACCATGAAAAAGGATATTTTCTCTATTAAATGAAAGACATGGATTCAGGCATGTAGGCGCAGATCTTTCTATATTTAAACAAAAGAAGATGCCAACAAGTTGGCATGTCTTTTGTGATTATAAATATAGAAAGTAATAGAGACTTATCCACAACTTGTTCTTGGCTTGGTTTGGCAATCGGTGGATAACCCAGTGTTGTGCTGTGGATAACTTTACCGATTGGGGTAGTTGTTGATAACTTTGGTTTTGCTGTGGATAACTTTACTGATCGGGGTATTCTCTTTAGAGGGTGGTGGATATACCGACCCTTCTGTCGATGGGGTATGCCAAAATATCGTTACTTTTTATAACCATTTTTGACATGGTGAACCGATTTTGAATCAGTATTCAAAGATCTTCTAAGTCATTGAATTCATTGAAGATATCTTCTTCTTGAGTGAACTGCATTCTATGTCTTTGATTCACCTAAGATCTGCAACGCATTGCTCAGGGCTGCTCAGGGCTGCAGGGCTGCGATGCGAGGGGGTGCGTGGGCACAGGGGGGGTGTGCGTTATATGTATATGGCCTCGTACAAAAATCAGGAAAATAGAGTCTGTTAACCAAACTCTATATTTGGCAGCTCCCACACCGCAATAGAAATAATTAGGGACAGATGAACACGCAATATACTGCACCTTATCCGACATAAACTGTTGAGTATATTGAACAAAAGCATTCCTACAAAGATGCACATAAAGCTGCACAAACCGCTACCTTCTGTACACACAGATGTTAACAAACAAGAACTATTCTCATTGAAGTTTCATGCAACTTATAAGTATCAGCTATAGGTTAAGAAGACACCCCATATGGACCATTTGCTAAATAGCTAACATATCTTGTTATCTCCTACAGAAAAAGCTTGACATTGGTTTCAATATGTGTAAAACTACCCGTACCTGCACCATGTATGCTTTATGTATACAGGCGATACGAAACAAAGTATAGGCTACCTTCCGGCTACAGGTAAAGAAACGAGCTTGCAATCGGCTGCTGAAGAGAAAAGACTCAGAGAAGATAACAAAGGGGCCACTTTGTTGTCTTGCTTTGGACACTGGCAGTGGTACACCTTACACTGACCAGACTAGACTTGATGTGGGTACTTGTTAAAAGCTGTTGCTAAAAGGGTGGGCTAACAACAGCCATAGATGAACACATCCCTTATGGGCTTTCTAGGTGTATGTTCTAGATATTAGTGGTAGGTGGTATGTATTTCATAATGTGATATGTACTGTTCCCTACAGGTAATGGTAGTTGTTTCTTCACAAGATCTCTACCGTTACCTTCATAGACACTATAGACATACATTGGGATAGGTTGTTATGAGTAGCAATAAATGCTACCATACCACCTTAGCTAGGCTATGTGTGTTAGCATGAAGTATTATGAACTATTACACAAGACAACAGCTAGATGATAAAGGCTTAACAAACACATACCCCTACAGTGTGGCTACACAAGCTTCACTAGCGTTACACAGAGGGTATGTAGACAAGATGCACCTATTCCATAGTGATGTCTACTATGTCAGAGCAGCTATGGAAAAACATACAGGATATGTATTTCCCTTAGACAAAGTAGAAGATGCTATGAGAGCTGAGGGATGGAAAGAACACAGACACTTACCAAAGAAGAAAGAACATGGCTACAAAGAAAAGCACTGTTAATGCTGCTGGCAATTACACCAAGCCTACAATGCGTAAGGCGTTGGTAGCTAGGGTGAAGGCTGGTTCTGCTGGTGGAGATCCGGGAGAATGGTCTGCTAGGAAAGCACAGCTTGTAGCTAAGAAGTATAAAGCTGCTGGTGGTGATTACAAATGAAGCCTTCTCAGAAGTCTTTAAAGGATTGGACAGCCCAGAAGTGGACAACTAAGTCTGGTAAGCCTTCTGCTAAAACAGGAGAGCGTTATCTGCCTGAAGCTGCCATTAAGTCTTTAAGCTCTGCTGAATATGCAGCCACCACTAAAGCTAAGCGTGAAGGCACAAAGGCTGGTAAGCAGTTTGTTAAACAGCCTAAGGCCATTGCTAAGAAGGTGAAGGGGTTCAGATGATTAAAAAAGGTAGTGAAGAGTTTAGCGGATACAATAAGCCTAAGGCTACACCTAAGCATCCTACGAAGAGTCATGCTGTGTTAGCTAAAGATGGTGATACAGTGAAGCTAATTAGGTTTGGACAGCAGGGTGTTAGTGGTAGTCCTGATGGTAGTAAACGCAATGAAGCGTTTAAGGCTAGGCATGCCAAGAACATTGAAAAGGGTAAGATGTCTGCAGCTTTTTGGGCCAATAAAATAAAGTGGTAGACAAATCAAAGTGGTAGCGGTATAACTACCCTATGACTATTACTAAAGGCCTAGATAACAGATGGTACAAGGATTGTCCTACCTGTAACAAAACGCAAAGCTATCTGCGTAAGAATTATGCAGAAGAGTCTTTGAGACTTAATAAAGAATGTAAAGCTTGTTCTAATAAGCATGTTGATAACTGCCATCGAGGATGGCATAGAGGTATAAGAATCTCTTGGTTTAATAAATTTAAAACAGGAGCTGAGTTAAGAAATCTTGAATGGGATCTTAACTTAGATTATTTAGCTGATCTGTATGAGCAACAAAAGCATCGATGTGCTTTAACAGATGTTGATATTGTTTTTCCTGAAGTAGGATCTCCTCAGAAAGCTCTTGCTTCTATTGATAGGATAGACAGTAAAAAAGGATATGTAAAAGATAATGTACAACTTGTCACTCGACAAGTAAACATGATGAAACAAGCTTATGATCAAGACTTGTTTATAGCTATCTGTAAAGCAGTAGCTAAGAAGTTTAATGGTAACTAAAAGGAGAAACTATGGCTACCGATGCAGAGAAAGTAAAGATGTACCGTGAGAAGGCTAAGGACACTTCTGTCCCTCAAGAGGTGCGTAACACCTACTTGGACAGAGCCAATGAGCTAGAGCGTAAAGCCTTTGAAGCCACTAAGGTTCCTGAGAAGAAGCTTGCTAAGGGTGGTGTTGCTTCTAAGAAGCCTATGCTTGCCATTATGATTGGTGTTGGTAAACCAACCAAAGCTCCTGCTAAAGGTGGTCCTGCTAAATATATGGAGTTTTCTAACAAAGGAAAACCAAAAGGCATGACCCCTGTTAAAGCAGCCCCTAAAAAGAAGAAGTAAATAGAAAGATTGTCTAATGTATCTGACAAGTAACATCCCATATTTTAAATGTTGGGTTAGAAAAGAGTTTACGAATGGACATCAAAACTATCATGGGGAATACATACATGCATTAGCAGTGGCTGTCACCACCATTCCAGATAGGAGCTTGAGCTTTCAAGTTATCTTCACTGGTTGTGAAGCGGATGATGGCAGTCAAGCTAATGTACATGGTGGAGCAATGTGGGCTAGGATGCCCCTTGCTGCGTTAGTAGGTGATATACCTTTAGAGGTATGGCCTGAGCGTATGATGAATCATTTGTCACAGCCTTGGGATTGTAATAGTTACAATCATTCCATCATTAGTTTGGAGAGAGCTAAACCTTCTCCTTGGTTGTGTAAGATTAATAATGAATTTTTTACAGGTAGGTATTTGTTCACTGTTGACTATGCTGAGAGTAGTGTGTCTGAAGATCCTTCACAGCATAAACAGAGTCATGTGCTAATACTAACTGATGCGGGTAAATGGACTGGGAATGTTGTGGCTTTGCCAAACAACCGAGTTCGAGTGACAAGTCCAGCCTATTGGCAAACAGGACAGGGTGCGCCTGATTTCAGGCCCAACCAACATATCTATTGTGCGGAGCAAGATGATTCGTATATGGATGC